AACTACAAGTTTAACGGAGAGCAGAGATACGAATACTTTCATCAGCCTTTCATGGCGCACGAAAGGTATAATTTTTTGAAAGCTTTAGAGGAGTTGTTATGATAAAACAGATATACGATAAGCGAAAAAAAGTCTGGTACAACACAGACGACCACCAGCTACAAGCCTACGAGCACCTGTGGGCTAACAAGCGCGCCGCGCTGTTTCTGGGAATGTCGCTGTCGAAGACCGTAGTAGCTCTATCCTATCTGTACGAAATGCACTATCGCGAGGCGGCTATCTCGAAGACGTTAGTCATAGCTCCCGACAAAGTAGCCCGCATTACTTGGCCCGATGAGATTGAGACGTGGCAACACCTTGAAGGGACACGCTACAGCGTTGTGACAGGCACAGCCGAGCAGAGAACCAAAGCGCTAACAACCGACGCCGAAATTTACATCGTAAGCGCAAACAACGTCACGTGGCTGATAGAGCAGTACAAAGGCAAATTGCCGTACGATTGCGTTGTTATAGACGAGATAGACCTGTTCAAGAACCGAAGCAGCAAACGTTTCAAAACGCTACGCAAGGCTATCCGCACGGTCGAGTATCGAGTAGGCATGACAGGAACTCCACAGCCAAACAGCCTCACAGACCTCTGGGCTGAGATCACGCTTTTGGACGACGGCGAACGTCTCGGCAACACTTGGGGCAAATTCATAGACAAGTACTTCACCACCCGCGGTAACGGAATGATTGTCTATGAATACATCCCCCGACCAGGCGCAGCAAACGCAATAGCCCATAAGCTACGCGACATTGCGCTTACAATGCAAACCCGAGACGTGCTCCGACTCCCCGACCTCATAACCGACGACGTAGAGATAGAGTTAGACCCTTTCGACCGTGAAGTTTACGACCGCCTCGAAGAGGAGTACGCTTTAGACTTTTTGGATAACAGCGAGGTAACGGTTAAGACCGCAGCCGACTTAACTAACAAGCTACTGCAAGTAAGCAGTGGAGCTATTTACGAAGACACCGCCGACAAGCGCGCCCCGCGTGTTTGGCACGAAGTAAACCGCGCTAAAATCACTGCGTTACGCGCGCTTTTGGAGCGACACGCTGACGAAAATTTTATCGTGGTCTATCAGTTCAGGCACGAGGTCGAGCGCGTAAAAGAGCACTTTCCGTTTGCCCGCGAGCTACGCAAGGGCAAAGATACGATACAGGACTTCCGCGACTGGAACCGCGGAAAGATACGCCTGTTGCTAATACACCCCGCCAGCGCTGGACATGGACTCAACCTCCAGTTTGGCGGTCGCCGTATGGTTTGGTTTACGGTTACGTGGAACTTGGGGCACTACCTCCAGACCGTTGCGCGCCTGTTGCGCCGTGGTCAGCTCAAAGAGATATACGTGCACAGGTTAATCGTCAAGGGCACACGCGACGTGCGTGTACGCAGTCGCCTCGCCTCGAAAGATACTAATCAGGCGTTTCTAATGAACGAAATCCGAGATTTACGAAGTAAATACTATGGAAGTCTCGCCTGAGAACGAAGCCAAAGCCCGCGCCTTCATGGATTGGTACGGAGCTAATATGAACTCACTACGCTACTACGTTCAAGGTAGCGGAATTGCGTATGACGAGGATCTTTTTACCGATGCGTTTTTGCGCGCCTACGATGCAATCTCAAGGAGAGGCACAGAGGTAAGGAGCTACACAGGATACTTCCTACAGACCTACCGCTCAGCCTTCTTGGATAGCAAAAAGAAGCCGACGACAAGCGAGCCTTTGACCGCCGACCTGCCCGCTCCTGAGAGCGACACGCCCGGAGAGGAGGCGGTGGAGGTTACCGCCGAAGTCTTGGAATACGTGCGCCGAAACTACGACGAGTTCGACGTGTCGCTGTTCGAGGTTTACGCGGGGCTATCGCCCGACATATCGTATCGGCGCATGGCAAGTATGTTGGGAGTGCCCGCCTCGAAGATTTGGCCCGCGATGAGCAAAATCAAAAAAGACGTTTATGATTTTCTTCTATCTAAAGCAGTCGATTTTTAAGATTATCGTCTTTATGTTAAAACAGATATTTCAAGTACAATGGACACACTGATTTTTTTACTCGGCGTTACCGCATTGATTGCGCTTAGTTCGTTGACAGCCTTTGTATTAGGTTGGCTATTGACCCAAGTAATTAGACTGCCTTTGCGGTTCAAGCCGTTTAACTGCCGACCGTGCCTCACGTTTTGGTTTACGGTCGCGCTCAACTTCGCATTGGCGTGGGCGGTTGCGCCGTGCTTTATGCAACGCGGATTAGTTTTAGACAGGCTAACGCTTATGTACGGATTTACCTGCATAGGCGTATTAGCGGGATTTATTAATTTTTTATACATCAAACAAAAATTTAGAATTTATGACTGACAAAACAAAGGGCGAAAAATACAGCGAGGTTACGCCCGCCTTGATTGAACAAGTAAAAGAGGTGCTTGCAGACGCGGATAAGCACACTTACAGCGTATCGAAAGTTTACGCGGCTTACAACGAAGTTTTTGGGCTTAAAGAGATGCCGCGTTCGTGTGGTAGCTGTTTGCAGGATTGCGCCCGCCGTCTCCGCAGTTGGTTAGCGGAGTACGAGACTCCCCGCCCCGACGATGCAGGTTCGCCCGCAAACGAGGGAGGCGCTAACGAGGCGCAAACGGACGCCGAGAGCAAACTCCCCTTCGGGGCTGAGGGTACTCTCCCGAAGGGTGTAACGCGCTATCCCATGCCTGAGGGTATGCCGATTGACTTTACGCCAGATGAGGATTCAGACGTAAAAGGGACGGTTAAGTATGCCGACGGCTCAAAGGTTAAGGCAGGCACGTACACCACCGTAAACGGTCTGCAAATAGCAGTACAGCCCGGCGGTAAAGCGAATATCAAAGACGAGGATTTAACGTAACTACATGGAACGTCTGAGCGGTAATCAGCTTTGGAGGCTTCGCACCAAGCACGGTCGCGATCGCATTTTCGGCGATGCGGACGTGCTATGGGGCGAGGCTTGCAAATATTTCGACTGGTGCGACCGACACCCGTGGGAGCGGGTAGAGCTTGTTAAGTACCAAGGGTACGCCACCGAAACGGAAGTGCCGTTGGGTCGCCCCTACTCTATGGACGGGCTAACCGTGTACTTAGGCGTGTCGGAGAGTTACTTTAGGACAGCAAAAAGCGAACTGCGGGCAAAGATTGAGAAGGGCAAAGCCAGCCCCGCCGAGGTAAGTCTGTTAGAGACGATAGAGCGAATCGAGCAGACGGTGCGCTCCCAGCAAATCGAGGGCGCAATGGTGGGGGTATTCTCCGCAAGTCTGACCGCACGGCTCAACGGCTTATCCGATAACGTTAACCTCTCTAATGGCAACGAAGCCATTGTACGCGTTACCGTGCGCGACCAAGAAACAGCTGATTACTTAGACGAGTTGGAGGATTTGTTGTGAGAAAATTCAGGGTATATCTGTCAGGTCCCATTTCGGGACGACCGATTGACGAGGTGCGCCGAGCGTTTAACCGCGGGGAAGAGAAAGCGGAAAGGCAGATAGGGCGACTCTTCGAGGGAGTTGAGATTGTAGCGATAAACCCCCTCAAAAAAGATTTGCCCTACGAGGCTCCGTGGGAGGAGCATATGGCGGAGGATATTAAACTACTCGCCGCGTGCGATGCCGTGCTGATGTTAGAAGGCTGGCACACCAGCAAAGGAGCGCGCATTGAGCGTTACATAGCAAATACGTTACACAAGTTAGTGCTCTACGAAGCAGGCAAAAAAGTAATTTTTGGCAATGGAAACGACTAAGGTGTTTAGCGACTTAGCGGGAGCATACGTCGACCCGACCGTGCGTATAATCGTCCTCAAGGGCGGTACGCGGTCGGGCAAGACGTGGGCTACGTTGCAGTTGCTAAATATCATAGCCGCACGGTCGAAAAAACCGCGCTTGATTTCCGTGGTGTCGGAGTCGATGCCGCACCTGAAACGCGGTTGCATTCGCGACTTCAAAAACATCTTGGAGGCGGACGGCGTTTACAACCCTTCCGCATGGCACGATACGGATAAGATTTACAGATACGGCAAGGGCGCAATCGAGTTCTTTAGCGCAGACCAGCCAGGCAAGGTACACGGACCCGCCCGCGACGTGCTGTATATCAACGAATGTATTAACACTAACTTTGCCGTGTTCCAGCAGTTAGCCGTGCGGACAGGCGAAAAGATAATCTTAGACTACAACCCCGCGCACGAATTTTGGGTGGACGACAAGGTACTGATACGCCCCGATGTGCGCCTGCTCACATCGACTTACCTCGACAACGACCTGTTAACTCCCGGACAGATAGCCGAGATAGAGAGCAACCGCGAAATCGACCCTGAATGGTGGAAGGTATATGGCTTGGGCGAGACGGGCAGTATGCAAGGGCTAATCATAAAGAACTGGGACATTGTCGGCGAGATGACAAAGGAGTTCAAGCGGGAGTTTATAGGATTGGACTTCGGCTACGGCGCGCCGACCGCGGCTATGCATATGCGCCTGTCGGGTGGAGAGGTGTGGATAGACGAGATTATCTATGAATCGAACCTAACAAACCCCGACATCGCAAAGCGGATTAAGGACGCAGGATTAGGGCACGTCACAATCGTAGCTGACAGCGCAGAGCCGAAAAGCATACAAGAGCTACTAAATGCAGGGCTAACTGTAGAGCCTGCGGACAAAGGCACGGACAGCGTAAGGTTAGGCATTCAGATTATGAACCGATACAAAAAGCACTACACGGCAAGGTCGCTCGGCAGTATAGACGAGAACCGCAAGTATCGGTATATGCAAGACAGCAACGGCGACTACACAGGTAAGCCGATTGATAAGTTTAACCACGCCAAAGATGCGGAGCGGTACGTCTTCCTAAAGTACTTTGGCGACGTAACAGCAAGTTTTGATTTTTCAATAATACGCAGATGATAGACAAGATTATTATTCACTGCTCCGCCACGAAGGAGGGGCAAGACTTCAAAGCCAAGGACATAGACCTTTGGCACAAACAGCGCGGATACACGCGCATAGGTTATCACTATGTTATCGACCTTGACGGCGCGGTTGAGACGGGGCGACCTGAGGGAGAGGTCGGGGCGCACTGCCTCAATCACAATAAGACCTCGATAGGCATTTGCTACATAGGCGGATTAGACGGCGAGGGCAACCCCAAAGACACCCGCACCGCGCAACAAAAGCGGTCGCTTAACAAGTTGGTCGCTCGCCTGCGACAAAAGTACCCGAACGCTACGGTACACGGGCATAACGAATTTTCGCGCAAGGCGTGTCCCTGTTTTGACGTAAAAAAAGAGTTCAGATGAAAAACGCCATTTTAGCTGTTTTTACGGCATATCTCGTTGCGGGATGTACAAAGTATCAGTACATACCTGTTGAGAAGGAAATTACCGTAAAAGAAACGCTACATGACACGATTATCGAGGTGCAGGTAGAGCGTGAATACGTCTCTCAGATTTTGCCCGATACGGTTAGCGTAGTAGAAACGAAGTACGCCAAAGCCGTAGCGACGTGGCACGGCAATAGCGCAACCCTCGAACACACGATAGAGAACAAAGCGGGCGGTGTCGAGGCTCAAGTTAAATATGTAACCCGCGAAACAGTAATAGAGAAAACCTCGCCCTACCCGGTAGAAACGCCCATCCGTATGCCTCTGCGCTGGCACGAACAGGCTTTGCAACTGATAGGATTGGTCGCACTAATCGGGGGAGCGGTTTGGGCTATCGCTAAGCGCACTTAACAATGAGCAATTAACAATTATGCGCCTGATTATCGTATCAATAGCCCCGAATATCAATAGCCCCGAATATCAATAGCCCCGACTTTTAAGTCGGGGAGGGTTAGTTTGACACACGATTTTAAGGGCTTTAGCCCAAATCAATTTAAAACTAAGTTAAAACGCATTACGGATATATTCGCGCAAGCGCCTAACCCCAAAGGGCGCAACACTTGCGCCCCAACCTATTGTT